GAGAAAAGTCTCTTGTATCGGAAGTGGCCGACATGCTGCCAAAGGTAGCTGCCGACCTTCATCTGGTAAGGAATATCCTGACCAGATGAACGATCCACAAGTCCACGAGCAGAGATGACATCTCTCCTCATGACAAGGGTCGATCCCCTCCGGAAGTAAAACTTCTCGCAGAAGACGCCCAAGTCCTTTGAAACAAAGGACTTGGACAAGTTTACCACCATTCCGCACAAAACGCGGATAGTGGTCTGGTACGTCATGATTTCAACTGACGTCCAGAGGCCGATGAGGTCGTCACTTTTAAGGTAGTACGACCCTTGGGGAATCCCCATGCACCAACATACATAATCATGTATGATGGAAAGCATCGGCCAAGAGCATGGGATACCCATCAGGGTGCCCCGCGCCATGGGAATGTTGTCAACATTCCCTCCATAGACCATGTCCCTAGGGACACAGAGTGCGTCGGCGAAAGCGCCGAGCAACTCATGGTCTAAAAGGTCCGTAGCCGAGGAAAGATCCGCGGAGAAGACCACCGTCCCTTCACGTTTCAGAAACGTGAGGGATTGACAATCGCCGGTCAAAGGGCCGGCGATGGACTCGATACCTTCGAGCCGCTTGAAAAGCGGCTTTCGGAAGGATTCACTTTTGTGGATCCGTATCGGGTCTGAGCAGGAGACGATTCTCGTCTTCCAACCAAATTCAGCGATGGCCACGCTACGTGACTCATCGCTATGGGCTTCCTCGGACAGGACCTGTCCGGCGGACCTCCAAATACGGTCATAAGTAGTTGTCGAACTACCTAGACTTAGGGGTGGATCGAGTAAAACCTCGATCAATCCCTCTCGCCGAAGAAATTGTTTAATTTCTTCGGCCCTCCCGCCTTCCCGGCGCGGACATCGCAACGATGCCGCGGTCGTGGTGACGGAAGGAAATTCAACCGGTTTAGTAATCGGCCGAATTTGACGAGTCTTCAGGTACAACCTGATTGAACCATGATCTACCCGGCGAACCGCCGGATCGGTTATGGCGATGCGTTCGCGAAACTCGCGAACGGATCTCTCCTGTAGGGACTTTGGGCACTGTGGCAGTGCCCGCCCCAGCATCGAGAGTTGGAGCAACTCCGCTCTCGATACAATTCTACCAGGTCTTGGAAGGATCTGGTGAATGACGGCAGTCGGGGCATGCTGGTTCGCAACCGCATGCTCTCGGCACTTATGTGCCGCACCTTTTAAGGTGCGTACTGCCCGGTGAGGGTAGGTGTCTACCCACTCACCACGGCACTTAAACCAGGAAAGAACCTGGCTTAGACGTCTGCGGCCGCGGACGTCCGGTACAAAACTTGTACACGAGTGCGAAAGGTAGTAGACCGCTAAGAGCGATTCTACTACGCCATACACCTGGCTTGCGTTCCGAAGCTTAACTTCAGCAACGCTAGGTAAGCCTGGGCGAATTAGATTCGACCAGGCCTGGTTCCCTTCCCAGGAAGGAGGGGGTCGTCTGACGGACTTCCCCCA